TTGTTTGCTAAATATATTTGGCTCATTTGATTCGACATAGCCAAATGTTCTGTAAGTTCTTATATCTGTTTCGATATCTATAACTACTTGTCTTTTTAGAGGAAAGAATTTGTAGGATTCTCGTCTCGTGTCTTCTATTGTTGGCTTTTCCAAAAAGCCTAGATTGAAAACAATGTTTCGTTCCCCTACTCTTGCTGAATTGTAGACAGAGCCGTCCAAAGACAATGACTCTGTCGTATTTATTGTTGCCTTAGCCGGCCCAAGACCTTCAACCCCCCGAACGAAGAACCCAGATTGCTCCGGGCTCTTCAAATCGAGGACAACGGACTCATTCAAATGATTAGTTACAGTGATTGTTTTGATCATTTAACACCTACCATTTCCTTTGCTAGTGTCAACTGATTCCTGGTCTGTCTATAAATTTCAATCCTAGACAAGGCACTTGGAGAATAGTTGTTTTGAGTAAATGAGACAGCAGGCGTTTTGTCCGTCTGTTGCAACTTATTCGAGGAATCTGTCTCCGACGGAGACGCGACCACATTCGAAAGTCTGTTTGCTGCTAAAGTTAAATTGAGTCTCTTCGTACCGAAAATACTATCGATTTGAGATTCTCCTTTCCTTATGTCGGTTAGGTCAATAACTGGACGAATAGTTGGAGAGAACTCCATATCCGAATTAACAGCGTTTGAGATACTAGACACAATGTCCGAAAAAGCTGAGACTGTGCGACCACCAAGATCCTTCGTAGCCTTTAAGATGAGAGTGGCGAATTTCGTAATTCCACCAGCCAAACCCCTATCGGCATCCATACCAACTTCAATTAATTCCTTAGCTGGTGAAGCGATCCCAAGCGTTTGCTTGATCTTATTTAGAACAGCAGCAGCTAATTCTCCAGCACTTTTTACAGCAGTACTAATATAGTTTTTGATGCCCTGTCCAAAACCTATAACTAGGTCTTTTCCAGCATCTACCATATTACTATATTTGCTTTTAAGTGCTTCAACTATTTTAATGCCCAAGTTAACTATCTCAGATATAACCAGGCCCACATTATTCTTAAATCCAAGAATAAGTCCTTTTATTATATCCAACGCAAGAGCAATAAATACAGTTGATGCGGAATGAATACCAAGGTAATCTTTGAAAGCATCTAAAAGAATTTTCCCTAATTCTTTCATTGCTTCTTTGGCATCTTTACGGCCTTCAATTAATCCGGTTAGAACGCCCTTAACTATGGCTAAGCCTAAACCACGCACAGACTCCATTAATCTTGGTGTATTTTCTTCGATGGAGGCGGACATGGCGTCAATCCAGGAAATGATCAAATTCGCTCCTGAGTCAGCCAGTTCGGGCAACTTTTTAGATACAGCATCCAAAAAAGCAATGACAATATCGTAAGCCAGCTCAACCACGTCTCCAATATTGGCTTTAACACCTTCTAGAAAACTAATCAAGATGTCATAACCTGCTTGGACAAATGTTGGCATTTTATCATCTAAAGCTCTTAGAAGATTGTCAACCAATGTTATAACAACATCTATAATCTTTGGTATGATTTCAACCAATCCATCGAGCAAGATGTTTAGAAGCGTGACTACGCCTTCCAATAACACTGGTGCACCCTCAACGAGTACCTCAACCAACGTCAAAAGAGCTTTCCCAAGTTGTCTAACAATCATCGGTATTAAACTCACAATGCTTGTTATGATTAGAACTAACGCCGCAGCTCCAGCAGCACCAGCCGCCGATAATGCAGCGAGTCCAGCCGAGAAAGCCAAGACACCGACACCAATACCAGCAGCACCAACTCCTATAAGCACCATTGCGACAGCGAGGCCCAATAATGTCGGGATAACTGGAGTTAATACAGCACCAGCTACACCAAGAACAACAAAGGTTCCAGCTAAGGCCAACAATCCGAGGCCAATTTCTTCTAACGACATACTCCCCATGATTTTTAGAGCGGGAGCTAATATCGCCAGGGCAGTTGCTGCGACTAGTAATGCTGCTGATCCCATCAAAGTTCCTGACATTGCTGACAGGGCAAGAGTTAAGATCAACAAACTTCCAGCCAACACAACAAGGCCTTTTGCTATTTCGTCCCAACTCATACCACCAAAAGAAGACATAGCCTCTGCTAGAATTACTAAACCAGCAGCCATAACAACTAGGCCAGCAGCGGTTATTATTAGCGTTGGGGGGATAAGATATGCCGCAGCACCAATAATCGTTAATGCTCCAGCCATAGCAACAAGACTCTTACCAATTTCCTCCCACGACATGGTCCCCATAGTACCAAGAGCATTTGCCATTATTAGCATAGATATAGCTAATATACCAACCCCAGCAGCAACAGCAATTAAACCAGGAGCTCCCCCAGTGAATGCTATAAAGGCCGATAACTCGGCAAATATAGCAGCCATTGCCAACAAACCTTTGGCTATACTATCGTCGTCCATATCTGCTAGCTTTGAAACAGCGGTAGTTAGTAGAAGGATGGCTCCTGCTAGAATAAGAATTCCAACAGACTTAAGAACACCAATCCCACTTAAATCGGTTGCCTTCAAGAATAGAGCCAATTCAGTAACCAAGACACCAACTCCAATAAGCCCCTTGGTTAGAGTTTTTGTGTCTAATTCTCCCAACTTCTTTACCGCCGAAGCAAGAGATCTTATCGCGAACGACAGAACAATCAATGCCGCAGCACCAACAATCATTTTTGGTGAGCTGTTTGCTAATTGACCAGATACCAAAGTTAAGACTGGGATTAATAGAATAAGCGCCATGAACCCTTTCATTAGTTCTTTTGAGTTCATCTTTCCAAGTTTAGAAAGGGCTCCAGCCATAATTAGCATTGCTAGAGATATACTAACAAGACCAACAGCCATTGTTCCCATTTGTACTGGATTAATAGTAGAGGATATCTTTTGAAAGCCCAATAAAGATGTGCCAAGCTGAGCAAACATTATTGTCATTGCTGTTAGGGCCATCTTTAACTTCTTACTATCGATCATAGATAGAGCAATAATAGATAGAGTTAATAGACCCAGGGCAGCAGCAATCTTTAACAAAGTGTCCGCTTTTAGAGACGTCTGCCAAGCCATAAGACTTCCTTTAACACCATCCAATACTCCCTTAATGCCAGAAAAAGCATCTGATCCCTTGTTAATGAATTTACGTACAGCTAAAAGAACTCCAGCAAAGAGACCACCATTGATAATAGCGAACACCTTTTCAGGATCGAAATTATCAAGAGCTAGCATAATCTTATCAATATACTTACCAGCTCCTTCGGCTATGACACTACCAAGTTTTAGGAAGGTTGGACCAATCTTTGTTAAGACCAAACCAATTAACGCAATGAACTTTCCTGCCGTTTCGAATATCTTACGAAGTGGTTCAAAACGAATCTTTAAATCATCAAAGAAGGTTGATATACCACCTAATTTAATATTCTTTAAAGATTCAACACCACCCGAAAGAGAGGAAAACAACCCCTTAATAAAATCGATTACTGGTGCGATCGCCTTGCCAACAGCCATTATAGCTACTGTAAAACCATCGGTTCCTTTTAGCCCATCTCGCAACTTAACAATAAAGTCGCCAACTCGAGCTAAGAGATCAGAGAATCCTCCAATGGTTGGACCCAAATTACCAGTTAATCCAAACAAAGCCTTACCTAGGGCAGAAATAGCCATAACTCCAATGTCTAGAAAGGCAAACAAACCTTTAAAGATTCGTTTTAGGTTATTTGCGCCCTTTTCTCCTATTTTGAATCTTTCTGTCAGATTCTTCAAACCAACAGTCAGATTGAAAAGTTGTTGTGCCGTGATAGGAGGGAAGATCTCTCTTAGCGCCTCCTTTACCGGTTTAACAATAGCAAGAACTGCTTCAAAGGCATTCTTAACAGAAGCAATTAATGTGTCCCGTCCACCTAAGTCTTTCCATGCCTGAAGCAGGTTATTACGAGCATCAGCAGAAGCACCAAGCATTCCTCCAATAACATCGTTTATTCGAGTTAATGTCTCCTTCGCCTCTCCGAAATCACCAATGATAATCTGCCAGGTCTTAGCCCAACCAGATTGAGCCGCTTCTTTGAGAGTACTGAATAATTGAGTGAATGTCTTAACTTTGGTGGCCGCATCATTAGCAACCTGCCCAAGTTTAATAATTGATACAATTTGTTCTTCGCTGTATCCCATTGTTCTAAGCTGGTCTTCGTTGAGATCTCCGGTGAATTTGGCTAGTGTTTCGGTCAGGATATCACTTGTAAGCCAACCCTTTTCCAAAGTATTTCTAAAAGAGCCCTCATCCTTGATCATCTGATCAATACCCACTCCATGCAGACGAGCGGTCTCTTTTAGTGCATCTTGAAATACCGCACCACCCATACCAGCATTCACAACTGAATTCCAGTCCATCAGTTTAACGGTACCCGAGGCAAGAGCCTGGGACAATTGATACATGGCTGTACTTGCCTGATCAGCCGTTGAACCAGATACAGCAGCAAGATTGGCTATACCTTTGATAGCGGATACAGCTGTATCAAGATCGATACCAGCAGCAGTAAACGTACCAATATTCCTCGCCATCTGTTGAAAATTATAGATGGTCTTGTCGGAGTATTCGTTTAATTGATCTAAGGCTTCGTTTACTTGGTCGAGAGTCGTTCCTTTACTAGAAGTATTAGCTAAAACGGTCTGAATACTTCCCATTAATGTTTCGTATTCATCAAGACCCATTTTTATTGGATCGACAGTCAAAGCTTTAACAATCCTAGTTCCGGCTTGAATAGCGGCATTAGTCATATTAACTAATGTTGTAATCGCGATAACGCCCATAGCAGAAAATCTACTGGCAATATGATTAACACCATCTGCTATTGAACCCAAATTAACATGCTGCGCGGCCGCCGTGATACCAGCAAAACCTTTAGCAGCATTTTCAAAGTTGAGACCCTTTTTAAGTTTATCAATAGTATTTAAACTATTCCCCACACCTTTTTCAAACTTATCATTTTCGAACGACATCTCAACAATTCGTTTATCAATAGTATCGCTCATAGACTAATCACCTCCTTCCATAAATTTTCCGCAATTTTATCAAAGATAGGTTTTATTGCAGGATTGATAAAGTCTTTCCCCTCAACAAAGGAACCAGATTTAGTTCCATGTCCATATTGAAGAAGAATGACAATGGGAATCCCATCCACCATATTTGAATTAGTCCAATATATATCAAACCCATTTCGTTTTGTAAGGATTTGATAGTCCCAAGAATTGGCTGTTAAACCACTATCCTTAGGGGTAGCAGAGGAGAGCACTCGAATTCCTTCTCTTCCATATTTTTCAAATATGGGACGATATTTCTTGTCCTTCAAACCCCTAAAAAATTTTTCGGTTAAATCAAAATTACCGCGATGTTTAAAAGTAATCAAATCAACCTCCTTTTTACATTAGCCAGGGGTATTATACCTTAACTTTCGAGCTTCGTTTAACGCTCTGTTCTGACTAAGTAGCTCCCTACGATTGGCCTTCTTTGGCGGCTGATTCTTAATGTTGCAAACATTGATCAACGTTAATAGACGATTGAGATGCCATTTTTGACACTCAAAAGGTATATTAAAAGAAACCATCCAGTAATAAATAATTTCTGACGTAACAGTCTCTTTATTGATCGTTTGTCTTTCTTTACGGAAAGTTGTTGCTGTCATAGGAGCATCAATATATTCCGCTATTTTATTGATGTTCTCTTGTGTTATGAGATTATAGAAATTGGGATCAATATTTTGAGTGATAGTCATCGCTCGAATATAATCCAAAGTTTCTTCTGTGGTTTTATCTGTTTTTGTCAAAAAAGGTTTGCACCATTTGGCTTCCCACTTCGATAAAGAAACGAGAGAATGCTCCAATTGCAATTCTTGTTCTTTCGATTGAGTAAATTCGTTAAGAGTTTCATCAAAAAGCTCGATTGAAGGAATTATAATCTTTAGCATCTCTCGCCTCCTTTGTATTTTCGTTTATTGTTCTTACTTCTGTGATGGTACGATTGCGTTTATAAACTTAGCCGCAGCATCAGCATCTGTAGCCAATTCCATAAATAGCTGACTATATGCCTCTGTTTGAGAAAATGCCTCCGACAGTTCTTTGCTTTTTATAAAGCGTTTTCCATCTGCAGACTTCTCTCCATATGCCTTGAGAATGGTCTCTTTGAATAGTTTAATAATCTCAGCACCATTCTTCGCAGCCACAATCTTTTCAATCATT